CAACGCACGCAAGTGAGAAGTTTGCGGTGGAACAGGAACTATCAGATTGCAGTCGATAGTGTTGCTGCTGAAGTCCTTGCATTATTGCATGGTCAATTTCTCAAACCGATGTCAATAGGCGACGTTGCTGCATCGGAATCGATTCTTCGTAATCTTGATAAGAATGCAGGGTTCTATGCTTTCGAAACTGGAAAGCGATCAAAGGGAGAGAATCTCGAAGAAGCGGTTAAATGGTGTGTTTCCAATGCTAAGGATATTCTGGCAAAGGGAAACTACGGTCTTCCTCTAGTCATGAGTCATCGCTCAAGTAATTCAAAGCCAATTGATTTATTTTATTGGAAATGGAGATGTCGAGTGATTTTGATGCAGGATTTGAGGGCATTGCTGTATGATGGTAGATTTGCAATACCTACTATCACTCTGTTTCAAGGTATACCTTGGGGCGAAGGTTCGATGAGTACCATTGAGGTGCGACACTGGATTCAACGCGAACGTGAACATGCCGACTATTGGTATAGTTCGGATTATTCAAAGTTTGATACGAGCCAGGCTGGTTGGTTAATTGAAGATGTATTCAGCAAAGTGGTTAGACCCTTATTTGGAGAGCTTAGTGATGAGGATGAGCGATGGTTCCAAGTGATGGTTAATAGTTATATCCATAAGGATATTGACTCCTTTGATGGAAGAATTCATATTGACAACTGTCAAGTTTCAGGTTCTCTAATGACTTATGCAATTAATACGATTGTTAATGAGATTGTTGACCGCACTTCTTTAATTATGCAGGGCTGCGATTATCGCAAATTCCGCAGTTTGAAATGTGGTGATGACAATCTTACGTATTATCCTGCATCTGAGCCCTGGGATGCAAAGAAGCATTGTGATCTCATTCAGCGATACTTTGGTATCAAAACGACTCTTGGCGAAGCGGATCAGGGAAGGGCAAAAGATGAGGATCCTCATTTCTTATCAAGAACCTGGACCCGTGGAGGTGAATGGCGTCCGTTAATTGAAGTGCTTTGGAATTTGGTTAAACCGGAGCGTCGAAGGAACTATAACCCCACGTTTACCAACATCTCGGTTAAGAGGG